GCATTTGTTGCATTGATATGTGTATAGTGGCATTTAAATCATCCCTCAATTGGATCACGAACTATTAGAACAAATGCCCCAGCATCCTCAAGTGCAGACTTAAGTCTAATCAGGTATTCAACAGATCTTCTTTTAGCAAAGTCATCTAACTTCATAAAAGATCTTTCATCTACCTTGACTACCAAAAAATCTTCATTGTCTAGAATGTGAACAATCAATCCTTTTGGTGCCTGCAAATTGTGAAAGGCTCTACGCATTTCGTCCGTGTAATACATTATTTGTCCATTGTAGCAGAGGACCAGATATCAAACCAGTCCTTATTATTCTTGTGCTTATTAAACTCTTTACTGATTTTACCGTTCTCTAAATAGACGCCGCCCCATACTCCCCACTCTTGATTGCTTACTCCTGCTGCCAAGCACTCTCTTTGTACTGGGCACTTTTGGCAAAGCAAATCAACTGTTGCTGCTAGGTCTGGGCTTTCTTCATACTTATCAAAAAATATATCAGTATCAAAGTCTAAGCACTTAGCATCCTTAGACCATTTGTACATTCTTGCCTACTACAAACTTTTCTGGTATGTTCCAGCCACCAGACTCTGTTAGCCTAAATGTTTTCCTGATGTACCATTGACCATTTTTGAATACACCATTGAAGTGTGTGTATCCATTTGGACTTTGCTTATCAAAGATAACATCCCATCCATCCCAATCAAGTTCTGGATTGCTATCTACAATCTTGTGCATCAAATCATAATCATTAATTAGCATTAACTTCTTCCTTTGCTTTCTTTAGATGAATACTTGTTCCAATAATGGTGATGATATCTAGCACAACAATTGCAAGAATTCCCCATGCACCAAAATAAATTGCGAATGCTGCAAACGCAATAGTCTTGACAATCCAAGACAATGCTAGTGGAAATAAAGTTGATAGATTTCCATTTCCAATAGATGCGTAATATCCAGTTAGGGATACCATCGCATAGGTTGCAAACAATACCCAAGATGCTAGTTCAATACTCATTACTTCTCCGATGTATAAATTACCTTCTTGATTCCAGCGGCGTCAATGGCATCTTGACACCGCTCGCACGGCTTAGAGTTGCGGTCATGACCATGACGGCTGACCCTTGCAACATAAATCACCGCTCCCTTCGTATTAGATCCCGCATCCCTGATTGCTTCTACCTCTGCATGGCGCGAACAATGCTCCTTGATGTGTTCTGATGACACAATAAAAGGATGGTTTCTTCCCTTGTTATATCCAGTACCAAGAACTCTGCCGCCCTTTACTACAATGGCACCATGCTTCATTCTTTGATTAGACTTTGAAGCGAGATAGCGAGCAACTGAGAGATACGCACGATCCCTCTTACTCATTATGTCTCCTTAATATCGGTAAATGGATACCTCAATATTAGCAAGTTCTGCCTCTGCTGTCAAGCGTGATGGACGCTCATTTGGATTACTAAAGTATGCAAAATGATTAACAGAATTAATATTGTCTGCAAGCCAATTCTGATTTACTTTACTAAATTTAATTCTGTATCCCTTTTGCTTTAGATAATTTTCTGATGAATTGCAGAAGGCTGCAGTAAAACTATTGATCTTATATGGTCCAGCAGACCATACCTCAATCACATTGTCGTCACCCAAATCAGATAATGCTACGCCCATGCCGCGCATAAATGTTTCGTAATCATCAAAGGTTTTGCTACCTTCAACTGCAATAATCATTTTATTCTCCGTTAATCTTGTCTAAAATCCTGAACATATAAGCAAGTTGACTAGATGGAAGATTGAATGCATCTATTTCTTTTGCGTCTTTAGGATCAATCATTCCATCTTTTACTTCTGCTACTAAAAATTTATTTTCTTCTACCCAAAATCCTTGGTTACCTACGATAGCAACATATTGTTCGCTATCCACTTCACTCGCTGTTTCCGTTTTCTGAGGACTCTCCGCTTCCTGACTTCTTTGTTCTTGGGGCTGAGAGTTCTTGGATTCGTTGTTCAAGTTCTTGGATAGTCGTCTTAGCCTGTAGTTGTAGAATTTGGATATCATATTCAGCCTGATAATATTTTGTACGATAAGTATCCAGTAAAGACTGTAACATAGCAAGTTGATTGGCGTCATTCATTTAGTCTCCCTAACTATTCGTCGGCGCTTTTTCTAAAACTAAATGGAGAGTTTTCCCAAACTACATCTTTCTTTGCGTTTGTCCTCTCCACAATGGCCCGTGACCAGGAAAATCCTGCATCACCGCCCCAAGCATCCCACATGATGCGACCATTTGATGGGTTAGAAGTATTATAGAAGTCTTTGCCCTTCTTGTCAACCTCATGGCGAGAGAAATATGAATACATTCTTTTAACTGTATCAAGGGATAGTGGCTCTCTTCTTGCTAATTGACCAGCCCTAGTCCATCCTACTGATGTTCCAGCGCCAGTTGCCTTACCCTCTTCTTTCCATCTGATAGCACGCTTTGCTGCTGCTTGCATACCAGAAGTAGGTCTGTATGTCTCTGCCTTCTCCATCTTGGATACAGCCCTTAGCGTACTAAGTTTATGACCAACATATGTATCTGTTGGCTCACCATCACGATAGAGTCTAATTAGTGCAGCAGGATCATCCTCTGTCCCAGTAATAGTAAAACTAGAATCTGGAACATTAATCTTTCCATTGCGAACAATTCTTACAATTCTTCCTGTGGCTCTACCTCCAGAAGAATTCCACGAAACCATGCTACCGACTCTCATCAGAACGTCTTGTTCCTTGCAGTTCTTGGATCAAGGTTTCCAGTCCAGACCTTACTAGTTCTAGTCCAATCTTCTGGAAGCATGTCCATTGCATTTAATGCTCTGGCACGGCGCATAATGTGTCGCTTTGCAGAATCGTAATTTGAGGCGCGACCAACAGACTGAATAGCATTTGCTAGGTCTGCACGGTTTGCAATTGGGAAAGATCCATCTGGCATAGCCTGTCCTCTTGCAGCCATTTCACGACGTTGGCGAGTATTGTAATCACGCTTGTCCATTTCCATATCCATATCATCGTTCATATCGTCATCCTCCATATCTAATCCAGCATTTACATATCCATCTGGAATAGCAGCCAATCGGCACTTTCCATTTGGTTCTACCTGATATGAAAGAATTGCACAACCGTTGTTTTCTGGATTAAAGAAAGAACAATTGCTACACTTAACGCCTATCTCTGCATCTTCATTTTCAGATCCAGGCTCATATCCCACCCAAACACTTGAAGTACCTTGATCGAATGGCCCATACTGCTCAACTACACCAAGCAAAGCATCATGAAAAGCCTTTTCTTCTGGGGTAAGTTGCTCGTAAAGATCGCCACGATATTTGGTTACTTTAGCCGCTGGCTCATTGGCATAAAGGGCACGCTGCTGGGCGATTGCCTCAGATCTTGTTCCATGGCAGCCCTTTACATCTCCGCTGTCACTAACTACAGCATAGCCGCTGCAGCCTCCATAATTACTTCTAATATCATATGGCATTAATAATCATCTCCATCTTCATTATACCACCCATCATCATCTTCATCTGCTTCTTCAAATATTGCTAGTATTTGCTTAAGAATAAATAATGATTCTGGAGATAATTCTTTATATGTATCTTCTTCATAAGCCTTATCAAGTGGAGTAACCATTGGCTCTCCCTCTTCATCAAAGATGATATCTACATATTCATTTTGCCAAAGAAAGAAAACTTCAGTATTTAATTCAGAAAAATAATATTCTGTAAACTCTGGTATAAACTCATCAGCCATTTCAGTTACGCGATACACATTCTGCTGTGTATGCTCATCATAGCCTATTTTTTCTAAGGCTCCGATTTCTAAAAGATACTCCATAAAATCATCAGGATTATCCATATATTTATTTTACTATCCCTTAGCGGTACTTTCGTCTTAGTGGAGTTCTCAGACCAGACTTAACTAACTGCTGATAAGTTTGACCATAAAGTTTCTCTGCACTCTCACCTGGCTTGCCACCAATTGATTTCTTGATAGCAGAAGATGCTGCATTAAAATCTCTTTCTAGTGAATCAATTTCATCTTTTGTCATTGTATTCCTTTCTGTTAAGTACGGCGGGTGGGACTTGAACCCACATGGACCAATTACGGCATTATAATCCCCCGCTTATAAGACGGGACCGATACCGCCGCGTGACTATATAAGTTTCATCTCTGCAAGGAAATCTCTTACTTCCTTTGTCATTTCCTTAGGCTTAGATTCTACAGGCTCATCCTTCTTCCTGTCAAGCCTTGTGCTACGATAATCATGAACCTCAATCTCCAAGAATTGCTCTCTAGGAGTATGAGAAATAGCATTGTAAACAGATCCACACAATGCGTCAGACAAGTCTTTGCCTCCCTTTCTAGGGTGGTCTACCTTATTGTTACGCATAATCTTAAGTTCTAGCAATTCATCTCTCAGCACATCAATCATTGGTGCTGCAACTCTTTCTTCATACACAAGCATTGCAAGATCTTCATAATGCTTCTTTGCTACAGAAAGAGTTTCTGTTCTCATGCCAAGTTCCTGCAAGTCTCTTTGGATATCAAATGATTGCCAACGGTCAAAGGTAACTAGACCAATTTTAAAACCCTTACGTTTTAGATCAAAGATCCAGTTCTTTACCTCTGACAAATCTACTGGCCCCTCTTTACGAGGCTCCCACCATGCAATGGCATCGGTAACTACGAATGGAACAATCTGCTCATAGTCATTAAATGTTTGTACCTTTACCCACTTCTCAACGTGACTAATGGCTACAGCGCACTTGTCATGCTTCTGTGCAAGGTCAGCATGAACATAATAAATCTTATCTGGATCTGGTCTGAATGAATCATCCCATCTTCTAAATTGATCAAGTGGATTTCTCATACTAAGCATATGGTCAATCTTCTCTTTTGATTTAAAGAATGCGTCGGAAGATTCTCCAGGCATACATGCGAATCTCATATAGGCATCGCCTGGATCTGTATAGAATGCAAACTTAAAATCTTCTATGGATCTAGTTGGATTTATTTCCCAGGTAGGACGCTTAAGTGCATATATCTTTGGAATCTTATACGCAGTAATATGATCCTCGTCCCACTCAATAGTAAAAGTATTTTCTGGTGCATCTGCTGGAAGATCTGGATTAATTACAAAGGTATGTGTTCTAGTGACTACTTCCTTTTCAGCAATAACATCCTCATATCTTTTTGAAATAAAGTCTCCCTTAAATCTTGGGAATGAGAGAAGGACCACCTTACCATAGTCGGGGAATCTAGAATCTACTGAGCCACGAAACGCTTTATAGATATTGTCACCAGTTTTAGCC